CATAATTAACTTCTCGATCTAATCTCCAACCATAAATATTTGCTGGATCAACTTCGATCCAATAAGGTCTACGATTCTGATTCCTTTCTTCTGCAAGACTTCTTGCTCCCGTTGGGGCAGGGAAATCAACAAGGGTATTGCTATGTCCATAGGTCAACGCACAAATTAATAATCTTCTTGCGTATTCATCTAAATCCGATCCACAACCATCAACATCCTTTACAAATACATCTGTCCAATATGGATCACCAATAACAGTAATTGGTTTACGAAGAATTAAACCTGTTGCCGCTCTAACTAATCGTTGTGTATAAGGAGAAAAAACAGAACGGTTAACTCTTGATAAATATGCGTCATAATCTTCTCTTGGTTCTAACGGTAAAAATGCTTCAGAATTTTGCCTTAAATATTCAGTCCCATAAGTGACAGCTTTCATTATTTCCCACGCTTTCGTCATATCTAAAACTGCTCTAGTTTTAGAAAATGGATTATCACCCCCACCTAGATAGGTTTGGCTAACAACATTTGTACGAATTGCCCCTGGAACAGAGTATGTCATCTAACCTTGATACCATTTAATATTGCTAACAGTCTAAATGACTTAATAAATCCTGTAACCTGTCTGTCCAAGGGTTTCTGGTTTGGCTAAGTTAAATTGTTGCAAACATAAATACCCGAAAGCGTCAAAAGCATGGTCAACACCAAGATTTTTATTCGGTAAACCTGTGTTTGGGGCATAAGTTAACGTCCTTAATGACTTAATTAATTCTTTGCATCTTGGATGAATATATGTCCTTCTGACACTATTTGCATCAAATAATGCTGTATTAACTGCTGTAATCTTATCTCGAATTTTCCACGGTGATCTTGGTGAAGATACGTTAAATCCACTTCTCCGCAAAATACTGTGGTCAGTCGCTCCAACACCAGAAGTCTTCCGTGCTCCCCCTGTTGGGTCGGGGCAAGCTATTACTCGCCTATCAATTCCATACCTTCTTGTAACTTCTTCGGCAAAATCCCATGTGGTCGCCCCTCCTGTCATTATGATCTCGTCAAATACATATAAAGTATCGTCTTTCTTTACTGCACATATACCTGACATTGGATCTACGTTAAAGTCAACTCCTAACAACAACGGAGCGATACTAATGTCTTTCGCTTCAGTAGAAATATTGTCATCACCAAAACTTACTGCCACTAATCCACTTAAATTTTCAAAACTTGCTTCAAATTCTTGCCTAAATGTTCTCCCGTCTAATTGTGCTCTAGCGGCTTCAATTTCATCTGCTGGTACATTACCCCCCTCAATTGTTGTATAACACCATCTCTTCCAATCCCCCGACTCATCTTCTTCGCAATAACACCACAAATCATAAAACCAACTAGCAGTCCCATCAGGTGTACTAATAAATAATGTCCACCCCTGTTTATCTGCTAACGCTGGACGTATTACCTCGAACCAAACACCAGGATCCATAAATGCGGCTTCATCTAAAACTACTCCAGCTAAACTTCGACCTCTTAATGCCATCGCATTTTCTGTTCCTTTTAATTCAATTACTGAATCATTAATTAGCTCAATCTTCAGGTCTGATTCGTTCTTGGATTTGACCCAAACCTGTGGCACTAGCTTCTTTAAAGTCTTCCATGCAATATCTTTTGCCATCCGATATGTCGGAGCACAATAGAAATATGTCTCTCCTGGCCTTTCAATAGCTGCTCTTAATAATTCAACACAACTTAAATAACTTTTGCCGAATCTTCGCCCTGCTACTAATACTCTAAACCTTTTTCGACTGCTAAATACTTGCCCCTGAGTCCATCTTAAATCTAAATTTTGCTTGTTTTTTACTGCCATACTCTAATACTAATACTTTTCTTTTGTACCATAACCCCCCTTGACTCGACTATTTCTCTGTTTAAAAGCTATTATCTTTATATCAATAGTTATTCCGTGATTAACTGTGACCGATTCGGCAGCTAAATTCGACCCTGAATACTTCAAAGGTTATATCGTCCCAGATGAAAACAAGATAGGCAAAACTGGTAAACGGAGTGCGATTTTAAAAGATCAACGGATTCAAAGGCTTTATAAGAGACAATTGGAAGGTCTTCCTGTTAGACAGTTGGTTTTAGATCATGCATCGAAAGAGCATATTGCTGAAAATACAGCATGGCAAGATTGGAAGGCTGTTAGAGAATGGAGTAACAAGGATTGGGAATTTGATAAAGAAGACCTCATCCCCCGCCTCCAGCATTTAAGAATTAATCTCTTCTATCGGGCAGTTAAAAAAGGTCAACTTCAAACTGCTGCTCAAATATTGGACTCATTAGGCAAGGTTGTTGGCGAATCTGTAGAAACAATCAACCTTAATGCACCTGAACTTAATATCAGAATTGAAGATAAGAAATAATATTCTATTGATGTAAAGAATAGTTCTTTTTTCGGATAATATTGTAGGTTCAGGGGGCCATGCTTGAGCCGTCAGGATTCGCAACGCCTACCCCTAGTAGTCGTTGTTATATTTATAAACTACTACTCTAAAAAAGTAGACGTATGCTTTAAATATGGCGACTAAATATCTTCTCTAGAAAAATATTTTATAAAAAATATTAATTAAATATATTTATGTTTTACTAATTGTTTTTATTACGATAATACTTTATAATTAGTAGTATGTATATCTTAGTTTGATCTAATTTTTGATGATCTTTAATTCTCCTAACTCGAATAGATGCAGCGAGAATCTAAAATCAATCTTTTTAGTCTCACTAATCTATATACACTTAAAAACTATCTTCCTAGCTATTGCTAGCGACTCTAACAAATGCCAGAAAGTTTAACTATTCCTATTAGGTGGGGAGATCTAACACCAGCACAACAGATTCAATTCGTTAATACCATCAACTGTGTTGCAAGGTGGTCTATGTCTTATGAGATAGAAGAGCAAAAGGATAGAAGAGAATCTATCAAAAGAGAACTTAGAATCTTATCTAATTTATTAGAAGAAAGACCAGTAAAACAAATTTACACTAATTGAACCAATGGTAAATCTATATAAATTTCCTTTATCTGTTCTACTGGAAACAATGCCAGAAAAAAGAAAGCAGATTCTAGACACTATTCAAAAAGACCACCTTACAAAACTTTTAAAAAATGGCCACTAAAACCGCTCCAAAAACAAAAGAAAAAACTATCAAGATCTCTGCGGAGGAGATCTTGACAAACGATTTAATTAGTTTTTTTGAAAAGGGACTAACTTTCAAAAAAGATTGGGAGGACTCGACTCAAGGAAAAGTTCTCAACTGTAAAACCTCAGAAGAATATAACGGTAGCAACATTGTCTTATTGATGATGCATCAAATACTTAATGGTCATCCTCACAGCATCTACTGTGGATTTGGTCAGGGTAAAGCTTTAAAACTTAAGTTAAAAAAGGGTAGTAAATCAGCACGTATTTTAATGCCAATTCTCCACAGTGAGGATAAATTAGACCCTGAGACAAAAAAGCCAGTATTAGACCTTTTAGGCGCTCCAGTACAAAACAAGTGGACTACTTTTAAGACTGCTTGTGTATTTAATATCAGTCAATTCGAGGAATCAGAAGAAAAGCAAAAAATATTAGATAAGTTTGTATCTGCACCAGGGGCAACAGTTCAAAAGTTTAAGGATCATAAGCCAACAGAAAAATTAATTAATTCTTATATAAAAAGAGAATCGATAGAAGTTTTTTTTGGTGGTAACTCTGCTTTTTATACTCCTAGTGCTGACACTGTCACAATGCCAGAAAAGGAACAGTTCACAAGTCGTTGTGGATTTTACGGAACCTATCTACACGAATTAATACATTCAACAGGGTCAGCGAATCCTATGAGATTAAACCGACCAACTTTAACCGCACCAAATACAGACAGAAAATCATACTGTCTAGAGGAACTGATTACAGAATTGGCCGCAATTAATTTATGTCATGAGTTAAAGATAAGCACTATTGATAAGATACAAAACTCAGCAGCATATTTGGAATCGTGGGTTAAGACACTTAAAGCAGATAAAAAAATATTATTTAAGTTATTAACACAGTCAAATAAAGCTATCAAATATTTAAAAGGAGATATCAAAAAATGAAAAATAAATCATTACTAGGAATAAAAAGAGGAAGTGCCAAACTTCCTCTTAATATTGCAATTGGCCCTAATCTAATTAGTGGGCATTCTTGCCCATATGCTCACGAATGTAAAACAAAAGTAATTCAAAAGGACGGTCGGAGACAATTGCAAACTTTTGAAAGTACAAAGTTCCTTTGTTATAGTGCCTTATCTGAATTGCAATATAAAAATACTTTTGATGCAAGATGGGCTAATTATCGATTGATAATGAAAGCGATGAAAGCAAAAAATGGAAGTTTAGAAAAACTTTTATTAGATAGCTTTAACGCTAATCGATCCAGTAAGACAGAATACTGGCGTTATCATGAATCGGGAGATATTTTTCATATTGATTATTTAACTGCAATAAATAATGTAGCTAATCATTTATTAAGTGAAAATATTATTACTTATTTATATACCAAATCTTTACCATTATTTGAGGATTTTAAACTCAGTAAAGGTTTAAGAGTTACGGCAAGTCTAGGCGGTTTATATGACGAATATGCAAGCTTATTTGATAAAAAGTGTAGGGTTATTTATTTACCTAGTGATGCCAATGGTCAACCGATTGATCATAATGATTGGCATGCTTACAGTGATTTTAAAGGTATTTTCTGTCACTTAGTACACGGTAATCAAAAGGGAGAAGCAAGGAAAGCGATCCAGCAAAGAAAAAAAGAAGGTTTATTCGTTGGATATTCTAAAAAAACTAAAAAACTACAAGAGGTTTAAAGATGTCTGATTTTTATGAAACTGCTTTAATTGAATATGAAAATAAGCAAGATATGCGACACAGGGAGTGGTCAGAAAAATATAAATATGCAAGTGTAGAAGGTTTTAGAAATAGGGGCAAATAT